AGGTGATTTTAAAAGGACCGAAAAGTTCCTCAACACCATGAGATCTGGCAGCATATTTAGGAATCTTGAGCGCTTTGGCCGAATGGGGGTTGATGCGCTATCTAGTGCCACTCCTGTAGACACGGGAAGAGCAGCTCATTCTTGGACATATCAAGTGGGGGTAAGTGGATCGGTATATTCTATTAGTTGGCTTAATACCGATATTGAAGGTGGGTTAAACGTGATCATCCTTCTTCAATATGGTCACGGTACCGGCACAGGAGGCTATGTTCAAGGAAGAGACTTCATTAATCCGGCCATGAGGCCAGTGTTCGATAAGATTGCCGAAGGAGTTTGGAGGGAGGTGCTCAATGCCTAGCGTTGATAGTCGTGTAGTTCGTATGGAGTTCGATAATGCGCAATTTGAGCGTGGAGTTTCAACCACCATCTCTACTTTGGGCAAGCTTACCGAAGCACTCAAGTTCAAGGGTGCTACCACTGGTCTAAGCGATATTCATGCTGCTGCAGGTAAGGTAAACTTCCAATCCATCTCAGATGGGATCGAGGGAGTCAGCAAGAAGTTCATAGCGTTAAGCACTATTGCGATCACTGCTCTTTCAAACATTACTACGGCAGCAATAAGTGCGGGTCTCAATTTCGCTAAGTCATTTGCATTAGGCCCTCTCATGAGTGGCTTTAAAGAGTTCGAAACAAATGTTAACTCAATTCAGACCATTCTTGCCAATACCAAGTCGCAGGGAACTAATCTGGATCAAGTTAATGCCGCATTAGATCAGTTGAACCAGTACTCCGATAAGACCATCTACAACTTCAGTCAAATGGCCAAGAATATTGGTACATTCACAGCCGCCGGTGTGGATCTGAATACTTCGGTGTCTGCCATCAAGGGTATTGCCAACCTGGCCGCCATCTCGGGTTCTAACGCTGAGCAAGCTTCCTCGGCGATGTATCAGCTTTCCCAAGCTCTTGCATCTGGCACAGTGAAGCTAATGGACTGGAACTCGGTTGTCATGGCCGGTATGGGTGGCGAAGTCTTCAAGAATGCATTGTTCGAATCTGGTAAGGCACTTGGGGCTCTTGCGGATGTTCCCGTGGACCAGACATTCGATCAATGGGAGGCTTCCGGTAACAACTTCCGTAGTTCGCTTGAATCTGGATGGCTTACGGCTGAGGTCCTGACAACCACGCTTGGTGGTATATCTGGTGAATTGTCTCAGATCGATCTCGAAGCCAAGGGTTTCTCAGCTAGTGCAGCCGCACAAATGGTTGAATTGGGCAAACTTGGTATCGATTCTGCTACATCTGTCCGTACCTTCACTCAGTTAATGGGAACTGTTAAGGAATCGGTTGCCTCGGGCTGGTCAGCAACATTCCGGCTCCTGATTGGTAACTTTGAGGAGTCTACCGCGCTGTTTACTGGAATCAACAATGCGATCAGTGGGTTCGTCCAGAACAGCGCAAACGCTCGTAATGCCATGCTTCAAACATGGAAGGACATGGGCGGTCGTACGCTACTTATCGAGACACTTCAGATAGCATTCCAGAAGTTGATGGCCGTTCTAAAGCCAATCGGCGATGCATTCCGTTCCGTATTCCCAAAGATGACCGGAGAACGGTTGTTTGCCATTACACTTGCGGTCAACAAGTTCGTCAAGGCTATTACGCCATCGAATGCGCTCATAATGGGCATCGGTGCTGTTATGAAGATCTGGATCAACATCATGAAGATCCTATGGTCGGTTGTTGGGCAAGGAATTGGGTTTATATTTGACCTGGTCAAGGCACTCTTCGGTTTGGCCGATAGTGGACAAGTTACATCAGGTCTACAGAAGATTTCGGCCTTCTTTGAGAACTTGGCCAAGACTCTTACTGGTAAGGGCGGTCAGATTGCTCAGTTCTTTAAGGATCTATTTGCTTCTATCCAAGATCTCCCAGCTCTGCTTCAGGCCTTCAAGGATAAGATCGTCGGCTTGTTCGATGGAGTGGATCCGAAGGTTCCGGATGCTCTAGCAGATAGCATGGGTCGATTCTCGGATCGTTTCAAGACTATCAAGGATGCCTTCGGTGGACTTGCTGATCTGTGGGCCCCATTCTCTAATGCCATGAAGAAGGTTGCTACGATTCTGGAGGAGACGTGGATTGTAGTTAGGGATTGGTTCAAGCAGCTTGGACAAAAGATTGCCGATAATATGGGTGAAGGCGATTTCGATGCTGTTCTTGACGCCATCAACATCGGTCTTCTGACTGCAATTGCTGCTCTGCTTGCTCGGTTCTTCAAGAAGGGGTTCAAATTCGACCTCACTGGCGGAGCCTTCGATAAGATCAAGGAGATGTTTGAAGGACTTACTGGCGTCTTCTCCGCAATGCAGACGAAGCTTAAGTCAGAGGCACTCTTGAAGATTGCTGTCGCTATTGGAATTCTGACCGCTTCGGTCTTGGTGCTATCTCTTATCGATTCGGCCAATCTTTCCAAGGCACTCGGTGCAATGGCGGTTGGCTTCGGTCAACTTATGGCTGCATTTGCCATCCTAACGAAGATGACTCTCAACCCAGCAAGCGCCGCAAGTTTCACCATTCTTGCCGGAGGTATGGTTATTCTCTCCGTAGCGATTCTTATTCTAGCGGCAGCAGCCAAGACTCTAGGGGACATGAAATGGGACGAACTCGCTAAGGGTCTCATTGGCGTTACGGTGCTTCTCGCAGCTCTTTCACTGGCGGCAAAGCCTCTGGCTGCAAATGCCCCGGGGATGATGGCGGCTGGTCTATCGCTTATCCCCATTGCTATTGCGTTGGTTATTCTGAGTAAGGCCGTTGGCGTATTTGCTCAGATGGATTGGAGTGAACTTGCTAAGGGCCTGACTGGAATGGTGATAGGTATTGTTGGTCTTGGACTAGCGATGCGAACCTTCCCTTCCAATATGGCTGCTACTGGTCTCGGACTGTTCTTTGTATCTATATCTTTGCGTAAGATTTCAGACGCAGTCCTGATATTTGCCGGTTTCGACTGGGGAACCATGCTCAAGGGAATCTTTGGGATGAGCCTTGCCCTGGCTGCAATTGGCTTGGCTATGAACACCTTCCCAGGAAATATGCCTCTGACAGCTCTTGGTCTTCTGCTAGTGAGTGTTGCACTCATTGGGGTTCAGAAGGCAGTGGCAGCATTCGGTGGCATGGACTGGGGTGCAATGGTTAAGGGCCTAATCGGCATGGGCGGAGCTCTCCTTATTCTTGGCGTAGGCCTAACTCTCATGAGTGGCACAATTGGTGGGGCCATTGCTCTTGGTATAGCAGCTGTATCTCTTGGGATCCTTCTGAAGGTGATGAAGGAATTCGCCAAGATCAAGATCCCGGATCTGGTCCGAGGATTGATCGCTATGGCCGCTTCACTTGCGGTTATCGCAGCCGCAGCTCTCCTGCTGGGCCCAGCAATTCCATTCATGCTCGGTCTTGGCGTGGCGCTTGCGCTTATCGGCGCAGGGTTCGCATTATTTGGCGTTGGTGCTGCAGCTGTAGCTAAGGCGTTCGAGTTGTTCGCTGAAGTCGGCCCTAAGGGTGCTGAGGCGTTCACAAAAGCGATGCAGACGATCGCTAAGGCGATTCCAGCGTTCATTGCTGCGGTTGCCACAGGACTCGTTGAAGCCATCGTCGTATTCGGTGAGATGGCAGCTCCCTTGGCTGAGGCTCTCGGTAAGATCCTCGGTGCTGTCATGGACCAATTGATCATGCTTATTCCGAAGCTAGGTGAATTGCTTGGGGTTCTTATTACGACAGTGATCGATTTGCTCAGGGAGAAGATCCCTCAATTCGCTCTACTTGGTATCGATATTCTTCTAGGCATTCTCCAAGGTATTCGGGATCGTATTGGCGATGTCGTCCTAGTGGTTGGCGAAATCATCACAGCGTTCCTGGATGCGTTGGCGATTGAACTTCCCAAGATTGTCACATCCATGACGGATCTTTGGGTCGCAACTATTCTCTCTGTTGCTGAGAATTTAGGTCGTCTAGCCCCCACATTGATGATCGGCGTTCCCGTTGCTCTCATCAAGGGCTTTGTCGACGGGATGGAGCAAGAAGTTGGGAAGGTCTGGGACTGGATCAGCGGGTTTGTCCGTACGCTAATCGACAAGGTCAAGTCTGCTCTTGGCATCAACTCCCCATCCACAGTCTTCAAGGATATTGGTCTCGACCTGATTGCTGGGTTCTTCAACGGTATTGTCGAAGCTGCTGTGGCTGTTACGGCATGGTTCAAAGCTCTAGGTAAGAACATTGTCTCTTGGGTCGGCGACCTGCTCATCACTCTTAGGGACAAGGGTTATCAGGTCATCGTTGGCTTCTGGAATGGAGTACAGGAGCGATGGACTGGTGTCGTAGCTTGGTTTGGTGGTCTTGGCCGTAGGGTTACCGATGCCATTGGTGAGATTGGTGACATTCTTCTCAACATTGGAAGTGCTGTTATTGGAGGATTTAAGCGTGGAATGGAAGCCGCTTGGAGGAATGTTAGTTCTTGGCTCGCAGATAGAGCTAAGAACGTTCAGAGTATCTTCCAAACTGTTCTTGGTATCAAATCCCCGTCGAAGGTATTCATGGAGATTGGTAATAATGTCATGCTTGGTCTGCAAATCGGGTTGGAGACTGAATGGAAAAAGACAGAGAAGTGGCTTACTAATCTAAATCCAGCCGATGCTGTTAACTCAGATGCTATCACCAGCACCTTCAAAAAGGTAATCAACTCCGCAGCTATGGCTGTTTCTGAGATGGATGCGGTTCAGCCCGTGATAACGCCCGTCCTGGATCTCTCGCAAGTTCGGAAGGATGCAACGGGTATCCAGTCTATGTTCGGGCAACCGTCCATGGCGTTGAAATCACTGGGCATGGCTAACCAGATTTCTCTTGGGACTACTAGGACGGCTCCGGACGAGACGCCAGTTCCTACTGCCGCAGGTAATGTGACCTATGAGCAGAATGTGTACGCACCTAAGCAGCTATCCACGGCTGATGTCTACAGACAAACTCGTAATCTCATCGCTGTGCGGAAAGAGGAGTTGGCAATCCCATGAGAGTTTCTAACGTAACCATGTATGTCGATGATGTCGAACTTGCCAGTTTCGCTCTCGGTTTGGGGGAGACTCCAGATCGATATTTGATCAAAGCGATGTCTGGGATTGATGCGGATACAATCGCGCCTCGTTTCTACTCGTCTGGACAAAGAACTGGAGCTGGTCTCTTTGACTTTGCGTTGGGGCTAAGAGAATTGGTATTTCGTATTGCCCTTAACCCAAAGTTTCTATTGGATGAGACGTTCTCTGAGCTGAGAGATGCCTTGTATCGAGCTATATCTGCTAATAGAACTGGAGTGATCAGGATCCAGTTCAACGATGGCGCATCTGTTGTCGCTCAGATTTCTGGATTTATCGTGAAGTTCGAGACTTCTCTCTTCACAAAGAGTCCAGAGGCTCAGCTGACGATACGATGCAACGATCCATTCTTCAGATCTGTTAACTATGTTCATATTACGGATGCAACCCCATCTAATCCGATTGAGATTCCAGACAGTCTCTCAACAGCCCCTCACGGATTCGTTATGGGGATGGAATTCAGTGCTACGGCCGATTACATAACGGTGCAGGATACATTCACTGATCCAGAATGGACATTTACTGTAGCTCCTGTGGGTGGGTTCGAAATCGGAGACGTTCTGTGGTTCTCGAGCGAGACAACCGACAAGTATGTCTATATTGATAGGGCCAGTGTGATTATCCCCATTGTGGACGCGATTATGCCTAACTCGGTATGGCCGATTATATTTCCAGGAGCAAACACCTTCTATCTAAGAGAAGTAGAGCCCATAACAAGTTACGACATCAAGTATTATCCGGCTTACTGGGGGGTCTAATGGAACTGTTTAAGTTTTCTCCAGGTACAGATCCTATGGACCTTATTGAAGGCGAAATGATCAATGGCGCCAAGAGTAAGATGTGGGTAGAGCGATATTCTGAGCCAGGAGAGTTCGAGATCGTATCGCCCATTAGCGCCGGTCTTCGTGACTTTCTTCCACTCGGTACTATGATCTCCCATACGGATACTCTCGAGCTGATGATTGTGGAGAACCACGAAATCAACGACGAAGAGGATGCGGATGCGCACGTGAAGACCACTGGTCGTTCATTCGTGTCATATTTGGAACAGAGGATTATTGGTGCCGATGAATCTAGACTTTCTCCAATTATGGGTGATATTGGTGGTATAGAAGTAGTCGAAACTACTCCTGTACAAATCACCAACCTTATCAACTACACTATTCATCCGATTCAGACTGGTTCTGAAGGTGACGATTTGGGCGCTGTTCAGGCGGTCTATGAAGCAGATGTTGGAACTGAGCACGCACGGACATATAAGCCCCAAGTTCTCTGGGATCGAGTCAAAGAACTACTAGCAGTTGATGATCTTGGGATCCGAACCTTCCGTAGGAATGAGTTTGGATTCTATGGCTCATCGACAGAGACTCAGATTCAAGTATATTCTGGGGTAGATCGTTCTGCATCTCTTGTGTTCTCATGGAGAGAGGGAGATCTCGACAAAGCGCAGTATTTATTCACGAATAAGAAGCTTAAGAACGCTGCGTTGGTAGTTAGTCGTTATGCTTACATTGTTGTCGCAGGAACCGAAGAGGGATACGACAGACGATTCATGTACGTCGACGCAAGTGACCTAGACAACAACATGACGACTGTTCCGGCTGGTGCTGAGTTGACCACGCTTTTAGGACAGATGACAATTAGAGGAGAAGAGGCTCTAAGGGGTCAAACGACCATCGTCCTTACTCAATCCAATCTCTCAGACATCAGAAAGTACCGATATCGTGTCGATTTCAACGTTGGCGACACAGTAAGGCTAGTTGGTAACTTCGGCGAAATCGCAAACATGCGGATTACTGAATATACCGAAATTGAAGACGAAACTGGCGAAAGTAGCCATCCGACACTATCACTTCCAGGAGTGTGACATGAGTACTCAAGATCCAGTGCCTGTTGAGCCTGATCCGGACGCAGAGTTCGATCTGAAGAAGTATCTGCCCCAGAAGTGGTACGATCTCCTCAAGGGGATGTCGTCAATCGTCCTTCCAGCCGTTGCAACACTAGTTCTAGTGGTTGGGGCCCAGTGGGATTGGGCCGATAAGGATAAGATCGCTGGAACGGTCACTGCCGTCGCTGTCTTCTTAGGTCTGCTAGTCCGTAGTTCGGCCAGC